GCCACCAAGTGCAATTAAAGCAAATGGTCTATTTAGAATTTTACTAATACCATCTTTAACTAGTGTAGTTTTGCCTGTTCCCATGGGTCCTTTAATTGCAATAGCAGTTCCAGTAGCATCTGGATTTGTTACCCATTGACCAAAAAGTTGCATAATTTGCATTTTTGCATCATTTAATCCATATACTGCGGAATCAAGAGTTTCAACAGCGGATTTCATATATTCACTACATTTTTCAATTCCGTCATTTATAGTAATAGGAAATTTATTTACTTTGTTAAAAGGTAAACGCATAAAAGAGTCTACCCATGTTTTTAATTTAAAATATTCACTAGCACTAGGGTCCATAACTTCAAGCATAGCTATTTTCTTTAGAGCAACAATTTTAAATTCGCTTGGAATATCAGCTTCTAGAATTAGAATTCTATAAGGTTTTTCAAGTTTATACTTGGAATTAATATTTTTTAGTTCAGAAATTACAAAATTTTGCTTGTCTTCATCTAATTCTTTTTTAAAGTAATTTAAATCATTTACATTATCTTCTAAATCAATAAGTTTTTCAAACTCCTTTAGTCTCTTGCGTTGTTCTTGTTTTTTATCATCTTTGTCTTTATCTTTGCTATCCTTTTTTTTAGAGGATAATTTTCGTTTTTTCTTATTAGCTAATAAAACTAAATTACTTAGTAAATCGTCTTTACTTTTTTTTCTCTTAAGTTTTTTACTTAATAATACAAAGTTTTTTACAGAATCTAATTTTTCATCTTCATCTTCACTAACATCATCTCTATATTCATCTTCATCTTCACTATCTGAACCAGAATCATCGCTATCATTTTCGCTAGATAGATTAGAAGAATCATCGCTACTAAAACTATCTTCGTTTTCACTTTCAAAATCGCTTTCACTATCATCATTAATAAAATCATCTGTATCATCCCTGCCCTTATTTTTTTTATTAGGTTTATTTTGATTAATAATATTTGATTTAGCAATTATAATATTACATGGTGAATTATTTAATTCTCTTGTAGCTAAGGCTTTACTTCTACTATGCTTTGAAGGAAATAGTTTAGATAAAAGTTGGTGATAATTTACTTGGTCAAATATTTCTTCCTGGTTTTCATTAGTTTTTTCTTGCTTATCTTTATCATTTGCTTTGTCTTTAGACCGTGTATTATATTTATGGTCGTCATTAGAGGATGAATTACCAGATGTTTCCATTTTATACTAATAAATAATATTTATTTTTTTATTTTTCAATTTTAAAATTAAAATTGAAATTAAAAAGAACCTAAATATTGTTTTGTTAATATAAGGAGATGTCTGCTCAAAATACAAATCCAGAAGATATTGCTAAAATTATTGGAATACAATTTAGTATATTATCTCCAGAAGAAATTAGAAAAGGTTCTGTAGCAGAAATTACAAATAGAGATACATATATTAATAATAAACCAGTTATTGGAGGACTTTTTGATCCAAGAATGGGTGTTCTAGAGCCTGGTCTTATTTGTCCAACAGATGGTCATGATTATATGAATACACCAGGTTATTTTGGACATATTGAGTTAGCAAGGCCAGTATTCTATATACAATATATTTCAACTATTATTAAAATTTTAAGATGTACTTGTGTAAAATGTAGTAAATTGCTAATTAGTAAAGAGAAGCATAAGGAACTATTAAATTTAAATGCAGATGAAAGATGGACTCAAGTATTCCAGCTTGCAAGTAAAGTAAAACGTTGTGGTGAAATGACAGATGATGGCTGTGGTTGCAAGCAGCCAAATAAAATTAAGAAAGAAAATCTAGCAACATTAATTGCAGAATGGGATGATGTTGATACAGGAGAAGAAGAACAATCAAAAATTTCAATTAGGCTTACACCAGAAAAAGTAATAAAATTGTTCCGTAGAATTTCGGACGATAATGTAGCATTTATGGGTTTTAGTCCTCTCTGGTCTAGACCAGAATGGATGGTTTGTCAAGTTTTAGCTATTCCACCGCCCGCGGTGCGTCCATCAGTTAAACATGATTCACAGCAACGCAGTGAAGATGATATTACACATATAATTGTAAATATTATTAAAGCTAATAAAACTCTACAAGAAAAGATAGCAAATAATGCAAATGGAGGCGTAATAGATGATTGGGCAACTGTATTACAGTATTATATTGCTACATTAGTAGATAATAAAATCCCTGGAGTAGCGGCGGTAGCACAACGTTCAGGAAGACCACTTAAATCAATTAAAGAGAGACTAAATGGTAAAGGTGGACGTGTAAGAGGTAATCTTATGGGAAAGCGTGTTGATTATAGTGCTCGTTCTGTAATCACTCCCGACCCTCAGTTATCTATTCGTGAGCTTGGAGTACCATTAAAAATTGCTAAAAATTTAACAAAGCCTGTGACGGTTAATTCAACTAATAAAAAGTTCTTATTAAAGTTAGTAAGAAATGGACCTGATGAATATCCTGGTGCAAAGATTTTAGAACGTAAAAATGGTGAAAATATTTCATTACGTTATATTGATAGGGAATCAATAAAATTATTTGACGGGGATAAAGTGCATCGTCATATGATGGATGGCGATGGAATTTTATTTAATCGTCAACCAACTCTACACAGATTATCTATGATGTGTCATATTGTAAAGATTTTATATCAAGGTGATACATTTAGAATGAATGTAGGCGATACAAAGCCATATAATGCGGATTTTGATGGTGATGAGATGAATTTACATATGCCTCAGGATGAGGAGGCAGAAATTGAATTATTAAATTTAGCTGCAATTCAGACACAAATTATTAGTCCTGCAAATAATAAATCAATTATTGGTATTTTCCAAGATTCACTATTAGGATGTTATCAATTTTCAAGAAGTCGTCTTGATTTTAGTCCAAGAAAAGCTATGAATTTACTTATGGGTGTAAATACAATTGACTTAAATATTTTAAAGAATAATGAAGGAACAATTTCAAACTTTGATTTACTTACACAGATTTTACCTCCTCTAACATTAAAATACAAGAGTAAGAAATTTAAGGATACAGAAGATTACAATACATCAAATAATGTGCTTGAGATTATTAATGGAACATATTACCGAGGTCAAATAGAAAAGGGTGTATTAGGGGATGGTTCTAAAGGATTAATTCAAAGAATTTATAATGATTTTGGGCAAAGAGCATCTGCTAATTTTATTGATAATTTACAAAATATTATTACTGAATTTATGAAATATGATGCTTATAGTGTTGGTATTAGTGATTTAATTGCTGATAATGCTACAAATGAAGCGATTATTAAAGTTATTACTAGTAAAAAAGAAGCTGTACAAAATATTATTGACCAAACTCATTTAGGTATCTTTGAAAATAAGACAGGAAAAAGCAATGAATTAGCATTTGAAGAACGTGTAAATAATATCTTAAATAAAGCAACAAATGAGGCTGGTCAGATTGGAAGGTCTAGTCTTAGTAAAGATAATAGATTTGTAATTATGGTAAATGCAGGTTCAAAAGGTAGTGATTTAAATATTGCACAAATGGTGTCAGCTCTTGGACAACAAAATGTAGATGGTAAAAGAATTCCATATGGATTTGAAAATAGAACATTACCACATTATACTAAATTTGACGATTCCCCAGGTGCTCGTGGGTTTATTGAAAGTTCATTTATTGGAGGATTAACACCGACAGAACTATTCTTCCATGCTATGGGTGGTCGTGTAGGTTTAATTGATACAGCTGTAAAAACAAGTCAAACAGGTTATATTTCGCGTCGTCTAATTAAAGCTCTTGAAGATTTAATGGTTAGATATGATATGACAGTAAGAAATAATAAAGATAAAATTGTTCAATTCACCTATGGGGATGATGGTTTTGACCCGATTAGAGTTGAAAGTCAGATGTTACCATTAGTTCAGATGAGTAAAGAAGAAATATATAATTATTATCATATTTCAACAAATAAACGCGATGATATTAATAGTATATTTGTATCAAGTGTTGCTAAAAAGTATAAAAGTGAGGTAAAAGAATTAAATGCGAAGGTGAATAGCTATATTGACTATATGAAAAAATCACAGGTAGAAATTATTGAAAATGTATTTAAAAATCTTTATAATTCTCAGATTCATTTACCGGTTGCATTTACACATGTTATCAATAATGTAAAAGGGCAACAAAATCTTAGTGGAGATTCACAAATTGATATAACCCCATTAGAAGCGTTTGAAATTATTGAATCCACATTTACAGTCTTAGAAAATCTAACTTATTCTAAACCAAATAGTTTGTTTAAGGTGCTATATTACTTCTATTTATCGCCTAAACAATTATTAATTAATAAACGTTTTAACAAGAGTGCTTTAACTTACTTATTAAATACTATTGTAAAAATGTATAAAGAAGCAATAGTGAATCCTGGAGAAATGGTAGGAGTAATTGCTGCCCAGTCAATTGGTGAACCTACTACTCAGTTAACTCTTAATACTTTCCACTTTGCTGGTGTAGCATCTAAATCAAATGTTACACGTGGAGTGCCTCGTATTGAAGAAATTTTATCACTATCTGAAAATCCTAAAAATCCTTCATGTACTGTATATTTACCAAAGGAGATTGAACATGATAAAGATAAAGCTCTACAGCTAGTAAACAAATTACAGCATACCAAACTTCGGGATTTAGTAAAAAATGTTTCAATATGTTATGACCCGGATGATTTAAATACATTAATTAAAACTGATGAAGATATTATTAGACAATATAAAGAATTTAGTGATGTATTAAATCAGTGTACAGGTCAAGATAGTGAAGATGAATCAAACAAGTCTAATTGGATTATTAGAATTGAGATTGATGAATATGAAATGTTAGATAAAAATATTTCTATGGATGATATTAACTATGCGCTATCATATGCATATGGAAATACAATTTCTTGTGTATATTCTGACTATAATTCAGAAAGTTTAATTTTTAGAATTAGATTAAAGAATATTCTATCAAATCAGAAAAAGCGTACAAATGTAGCACATTCACTAGACCAATCAGATGAAATTTATGTATTAAAGAATTTCCAAGATGAATTACTAAATAATTTAGTATTACGAGGTATTAAAAATATTTCAGCGGTGATTCCTAGAAAGATTACTGATGCTGTAGAAGAAGATAATGGCTCATATAATAGAAAAGAGATTTGGGTATTAGATACAGTTGGAACTAATTTATTACAACTTTTATCGTTAGACGAGTTTGATTCAAGCATGACCTATACTAATGATATTCAAGAAGTTTATAGAGTGCTTGGTATTGAGGCTGCTCGTCAAATAATTTATAATGAATTTACGGAGGTGATTGAGCATGATGGTGCATATATTAATTATCATCATTTAAGTTTACTATGTGATAGAATGACAGTTAATAAGAATTTAGTATCAGTTTTTAGACATGGAATTAACAACGATGATATTGGGCCAATTGCGAAGGCATCTTTTGAAGAAACACCTGAGCAATTCTTAAAGGCTGCTCGTCATGGTGAATTAGATAATTTAAAAGGTGTTTCTGCAAATGTAATGTGTGGTCAAGATGGTTATTTTGGAACAAGTTCATTTAGTGTATTATTAGATGTTAAAAATGCTATGAATTTATCGGAAAAGAATATTCAATTACAAGATAATGAAGATTTAATTGAAAAAGAGTTTAGTGAGATGTTAGACCCTAATGACCCATGTAGTCTTAATAATATTTCATTACAAACTAATATTAAAAATATTAAACAAGTAGATTTAGGTGTAGATAATGATTATGACCCATTTGCTTAATGTAAAATAGTTAACAAATTTACTAATTTTATAAATTTATAAAAATATAAAATTAGTAAAATTATAAAAATATAAAAATATAAAATTGATTACTATTATTTTTTTTCTAAGAAATAAAAAAGTATAAAATGCCTTATAGTTTTAAGGATATAAATGATAATAATATTTTACCAGATGAAATTAAGATGATGATTTTTAGGTTTAAAAATTATAATGATAATAAAAAAGCTAATATAATAATTAGAAAATGGAGAGAGAAAAATAATAAAGATATAGATTTTATAAATAATCTAAATAATGAAATTATAGATTCGGATTTATTGCCAATTGAAATAAGTGGTTATATATATTATAATTTAAGGAATTTAATGTTGTATAATAACATTACGAGAGAAAGTTATAAAATCTATGAAAAAATATTTTTGAAAATGTGCGAGAGTTTTTATTATAATTATGAACAGTGTATAGTTAAACAATATTTAAATAAAAGTAAAGAAGAAATAGATGAATGTTTATTAGAAGAGATAGAAGATATTGATTTAAAAATACTAAAAAAAACATCAATACTAATACAAAACTTAGGTTATAGACTAATATTAAAATATAGAATTTTATTTAAAATTTCTGATTCGGTAATAAAAGATAGTATTATATTACAAGAGTATTTGGAATTTATAAATAATATAAATAGTGAAAAACATCTTAGTAATATATTTTGTGATAACTATATCAATAATTTACTAAGAAATCTTAAATCTATTCAACAAGTAATACAATTTGACTTTTAGATTTTAATTTCTTTAAGTTAAAAAATATATATATTAAATATATATTTTTAATTAGTTATTTTTATTCTAATAAATTTTTTATTTGTTTTTTTAAACAGAAATATTCTTTAAAAATTCTTCTAGTATTATCTATTTTATCTAAAACAATTGATTTATTGTTATTAATGAAATCAATATAACTTTTAATTTTATTTACAGTTACATCTATAGTATCTTGGTCAATATCAAAATAAAATATATTATCTCCAAAAAATTTATCTAAGAAGTTGTTTTTATCAGCAATTATAGGTACACCTGCAGCTATACATTCAAATGTTCTCATAGATATTATGTTACTTTTTTTATGGTATTTAGTATGTAAAACTAATCCAATACCAGATATTTTAATTTCTTTTAAAATGGTTGATAAATCAAATGGTAATTCTCCTTTATAGTTATTTAAATTATTAAAAAAATTATCTTTATTTTTTTTACCATATATGTTTATTAAATCTATTTTATCTAATTTTTGTATTAAATCTATTTTAGATTGTTGAATATTATCTAACTCAGCTTTTTTAGCTATTATATCCCAATTACTACCTATATAAAATAATTTATTAATATTTATATTATCTATTTTAAGAAAATTAGATGAGGATAATGAAGTAGTTAAATATTTATCTGGTTTTAAATCAAAATTATTAGTAATAAAATCGTCTATGATATCAGAATAAGACGAAACAAATTTGTTTATTAATTTATAATGGTAAAAATTTCCTTGAATTATTATAAAATCCATAGGATTCCATAGTGTCATGTAATTTAAATGAACTTTACTATAAAATGAAAATGTATTGTGTAAATAAATTATAAATTTTATTAGATTTTTATTTATAATTTCTATATTTAAATCTTTAAAAATGCAATTATTTGTAATTGTTCCTTTATTATTAATAATCAAATAATCATAATTATTTTCATTTATCGCGTATTTATATCTCTCTATTAATTGTTTCTCAGCATTTATGATATCAGGATATTCATCATATAAACATATATATTTTTTGTTGAAATTAATTTTGTTTAAATCTAAAATAGTATTAGAGATTTTTATATTTGGTCTTATCATTTCTTGATAAAATTTCAAATTTTTTTCACTACATTCAATATTCATGTAGGAATTATTTACTAAATCTATATTTAACCCTGGTGAAGTTTTACTACTTAAATCGTTTAATTGATACAGAATATATTTAAATTTTGGAATATTATAAAAATTTATATTTTTACTCTGAGTATTAAATATGATATGATGATAATCTATAATCAATATAAATAGGTTTTTATCTTTATTTATTTCATTAATAACAGTATTAGAAATAAAATCAATAATTAATCTTACTTTAATATTATGTTTATTAAAAAAATCATAAAGTGGGTCTATTTTCTCTCTATTACTTTTTTTCACAGCAATATATAATCTTTTTATAGAATAATCAATTGTATTAGATAGTATATGTTTTGAATTATTTTTTAAAGTTCTATTAATTTTTATAATATTAGTATTAAGGTAGTTATTGTTAAATAACATATTATAAATTATAACTATTTTTATATTATAAAATAAACTTGTCTGTTTCTTTAAGTTCAAAAAATAATAGATTTTTCTTTAAGTTCAAAAAATAATAGATTTTTCTTTAATTATAAAAAATTTCGTATTAAAGTTAACTTTAATAAAATTAATAAATATATGAAAACATTATTTATCACAGGTGGTGCAGGATTTATTGGTTCTAATTTTATTAATAAATTATTTGAACATAATAATGATTATAAAGTAATAATTTTTGATGCACTTTATTATTGTGCTGATGAAAATAATATTGAACAAAGTATAAGAAATTCAGAAAACTATAAATTTATTAATGGAAATTTGCAGTCGTATGACCTTTTAAAATATATTTTTGAATCTAACAAGATTACACATATTATTCATTTTGCTGCGCAGTCACATGTACAGAATTCATTTACAGATTCTATTCAATATACAAAAGATAATGTATTAGGAACGCATAATCTTTTAGAAGTAGCTAGACTTTATTCTCCATATTTGGAGAGATTTATTCATTGTTCTACAGATGAAGTATATGGAGAATCTATGTTGAATGTAGATGAAGAACATAAAACAGAACAATCTGTTCTATGTCCAACAAATCCATATGCTGCATCAAAGGCTGCTGCTGAAATGTTAGTCCAGTCATATAATCATTCTTTTAAAATGCCAATTATTATAACACGAGGCAATAATGTTTATGGTTTAAATCAATATCCAGAAAAAGTAATACCTAGATTTATTAACCAGTTGAAATTAGGAGAGAAAGTAACAATTCAGGGCGACGGTTCTTGTGTTCGCGCATTTTTACATGTATTTGATACTGCACGAGCTTTTACTACTATATTAGAAAAGGGTAAGGTAGGTGAGATATATAATATAGGTTGTGATGAAGGCATGGAATATTCTGTATTAGATATTGCAAAAATACTTATAAAGAAAATCAAAAATACAGAAGAGTATGATAAATGGATTACATATATAGAAGACAGACCGTTTAATGATAAACGGTATTATATAAGTAATGATAAATTACGTGATTTGGGATGGAATATAGAAATAAATTTTGAAAAAGGAATAGATATGTTACTACAAAATAACTATAAGTAAATTGATTACTTCTCTCTTCCATACTTAAATATATAAATCTCAATAATCTCAAATAAATATATTTAGTGCCTTTTTTAAAGCAAATTAATATATTTATCTATTTTTGAACTTAAAGAAATAAATATATTTAGTGCCTTTTTTAAAGCAAATTAATATATTTATCTATTTTTGA